AGACCTACACAATATACTGTTAAAAGAAATTTAGCTAATCCTAAAATATTTTTATATCCTGTACCAGATGCAACTGGTCTTATACAGGTAGAATTAATACGTAAAGTTCAAGATACAAATAAATCATTTCAACAAAATGCAGATGCTCCAGTAAGATTTTTACCTTGTCTTACTGCAGGTCTTGCATATTATATGGGATTAAAAAGACCAGGTATACCACTTGAAAGAATTACATTATTAAAATCAAACTATGAAGAATTATTATTAAGAGCAATGGAAGAAGACAAAGAAAGAGCAAGTATTTATTTTAAACCTAAATTGAGAAGCGTTTAATGGCTACAGATAAAAATGCCAAAGCTATGTGTGATGAGTGTGGATTTGTTTATCCACTACGAGTAATGAGATTAAGTAGTTATGGTACATTAAGATGTCCACAATGTTTTGATGGTAGATATGATTTAAAAAATCATCCACAAAATAGAGTTCCAGATACAAGAGATGATCCAACAATTCAAAATGCTAGACCAGATGATGGTGGTAGAAATTTAGAGTGGCAACTTGCAGATATAACATGGAATGATATTCCAGAACCAGATGATAGAAAATGGGGTACAGTATGAGTGATTTAACAAATAAACTAATTAATGCTACATATAAAAAATTATTACAAGTTAGCACATCTGGTAATCTAGGTGTTCCAACAGCATTAACTAATGTACAAACAGGAGATGGATCTAATACAGCTTTACAAATTGCAACAAGTGCAGCACAGATTAATGGTACATTAAGTATTACAGATAATTTAGTTGTAGGAGGAAAATTTGGAGTATCAAGTGATGTTTCAATAACTGGTGATTTACAAGTATCAGACACAGTTTGTGCTTCAGCTTTTTATGGTGATGGTTCTAATCTTACAGGTGTTACTATGTCTATTGGTGGTAATATATCTGTAGGTAATGCAACAGTAGGTGGTAATCTTTATGTTAGTGGAACTACTACAGTTGTTGGAGCAACGCATTTACAAAGTTCATTAAGTGTTGCAGCAGGAGTTTCAATAGGTGGTGCTGTTAATTTATTATCAACAGTTACAGTAAGTGGTGCAGCAGGATTTTTAACAACAGCAAGAGTTTCTGGTAATACAACAATAGGTGGTACTTTAGATGTAGCAGGCAATACATCAATAGGTGGCACATCTAATATAACAGGAAAAGCTGAATTTGAAGATGATGTATCAGTAAGTGGTAATGTTGCTATAGGTGGAACTACAACTATAACAGGTGCTGTATCATTAGGAAGCACATTAGATGTTGCAGGTAATGCATCTGTATCTGGTAATTTAAACATAGGTGGTACAGCAACAATAGCCGGTAATGCTTCAGTAGGTGGTACATTAACTGTAGGGGGAGCAACACATCTTGCATCAACTTTAACAGTAGCAGGTAATACAACTCTTACTGGAACTCTTAATGTAGGAGGTGCTGTTAATCTTGCAAGTACATTAACAGTAACAAGTAATGTATCTATAGGTGGTACATCTAATATAACAGGAAAAGCTGAATTTGAAGATGATGTTTCTGTATCAGGTAATACTGCTATAGGTGGCACACTTGATGTAGGAGGTAATGTATCTCTAGGTGGTAATGTTACAATTAAAGGAGATGTTCATGTAAGTTCTAAAGTATGTGCTTCAGCATTCTTTGGAGATGGTTCTAATTTAACAGGTATAACTGCTTCAGTAGAAGGAAATATATCAGTTAATAATGCAACTATTGGAGGTAATCTTTATGTTGGTGGTACAGTTACTGTTGTAGGAAATGGAACATTTGATGGTGATGTTTCTGTATCTGGTGATATGAATATTGGAGGTCATACTACTATAGGAGGTGCAGTACAATTAAATTCTACTTTAAGTGTTGCAGATGCTGCTCATTTTAAAGATAATGTTTCAGTAAGTGGTAATGTAGTAATAGGAGGTACAACAACAATAACAGGTGCAGTATCTCTTGGCAGTACATTAGATGTTGCAGGAGATGTTTCAGTATCTGGTGATATAAATATAGGTGGACATGCTACTATAGCAGGTGCAGTTCAACTAGGTTCTACATTAAGTGTTGCAGGAGAAGCTCATTTAAAAGATGCAGTAAGTATAGGAACTACACTTGTTGTAGGAGGTAAAGCAGAGTTTGATAATGATGTATGTGTTTCAGGTAATACAGTTCTTGTAGGTGATTTAGCTGTAGGAGGAACTGCAACAGTTGTTGGAGCTGCCTCAATAGGTGGAGCTTTATCTGTTGGAGGTGCAGTAAATTTAGCATCAACATTAACAGTTGCTGGAAAAGCAGAATTTGATGGAGATGTATGTGTATCAGGTAATACAGCTTTAGTAGGTAATTTAACTGTAGGTGGTACATGTACAATAGTAGGTAATACTACTCTTACTGGTAATTTAGGTGTAGGTGGAACTGTAACAGTAGCAGGAGCAGTACATTTACAAGATGCAGTAAGTATAGCAAGTACATTAGTTGTTGGAGCTAAAGCTGATTTTGATGATGATGTTTGTGTATCTGGAAATACAGCTCTTATAGGTAATTTAACAGTTGGTGGTACAGCAACTATAACAGGTAATACAACTATAACTGGTAATTTAGGAGTAGGTGGAACCTTTAGAGTATCTACTAATACTTCATTAGAAGGAACATTAGTTGTTGGTGGTAAAGCAGAGTTTGATGGAGATGTATGTGTAAGTGGTAATACTCAATTAGTAGGCACTGCTAAAATTACAGGAGCAACAACTATAACAGGTAACTCTGGATTTTTAGGTACAGTAAGAGTATCAGGTAATACTTCATTAGAAGGACAATTACAATTAACTAAAAGTGCAGCAGCAGTTATTTGTGCAACAGCTATTAATGGTATAACATCTGTATCATTAGATTTTGGTGCATGTCAAAACTTTTTTACATCAGTAACTGCAGCACATACGTTAGCACAACCTATAAATTGTAGAACAGGACAAACAGGTAGTATTTTCTTACATCAACAAGGAGGTAGTGGTACAATGGCATATCATGCAGACTTTAAATTTATAGGTGGTACAGATCCAACCATGTCAACAGCAGATGATGCAGTAGATAGATTAGATTATATTGTAGTATCTGCATCTAGTGATGGAGTTGGTGGAGATATTCAAATGATAATTTCACAGGCATACGCATAATGGGAGTATTTCAAAATCATTTAATGGGAGCAGCAGCTGCAGCAGCAGCAGGTGGTGGAGCATTTTATTCTTATCAAATAGAACAAAGCTGTAGATTTGATAGAGGTAGTAGTTCTCATTTACATTGGTCGCCTAGTTCTTCACCTTCTAGTAATAAAATATTTACTCTATCATGTTGGGTAAAAAGAAGTGGTCAAGGTAATGCAGTAGAAACTATTATAGGTGCTGATGATAGTAGTTCAGGTCAATATAATGTGTTAGTTTTTCAATCAGGAACAAGCGAAAAATTAACTTTTCAATTAGCTGGAGGTGGAGCTAATACCTATTTAGCAACTAATAATAGTTTTAGAGATACTGGTGGTTTTAATCATATAGTGTGGAGAGTAGACACTACAGATTCAACAGCTGGAAGTAGAAATAGATTATATTTAAATGGAGAACTGCAAACTACTGGAGATGGTAGTAACCCAAGTCAAGATGCTACATTAGATTGGAATAGTAATGCAGAACAGCAATTTGTAGGAATATTTGGAGATGGAAGCAGTCATGCTTTTGATGGATATTTAGCAGAAGTTATAAATTGTGATGGACAATCGTATGCACCTTCACAGTTTGGTGAAACTAAAAATGGTGTGTGGATTCCAAAAGACCCAAGTGGTACAACATTTGGTACTAATGGTTTTCATCTTAAATTTGAAAATGCAAGTGACCTTGGAAATGATTCGAGTGGAAACAATAATGATTTAACAGCAAGTGGACTTGGAACAGATCATCAAGTTCTTGATAGTCCAACATTTGGGAGTTAATTAATATGGCAAGTAGTGGAAATTTTTGTACGTGGAATCCTTTAAATTGTAGTTCTAGTTTAAAATTTAATACAGGAAATTTAAGTACAGACCAAGATACAAATAATTGGATGACTATGTTTGGAACTATGGGTGTTAAATCTGGAAAATGGTATTGGGAATCATATCAAAATGCTAATAATGCTAATAATGCTTTTGCTACAGGAATACAAGAAACAGAATTTGGAAATGATGGTAGTTTATGGACAGGTAGTGGAAAGTATATAGGAAGAGGAGTAAGTACATATGGATATAGTTATGCAATATATACTAATGCTCCTACTTATTCTGCAAAAAGACATAATGATACACAAACAGATACTGATTTAAGTGCAGGAACAAGTGGAGATATATATCAATTAGCTGTTGATTTAGATAATGGAAAAATATGGTTTGGTAAAAATAATACATGGGCAGATTCAGGAGACCCTGCTAATGGAACTAATGAAGCATACTCTAGTATACCTACACGAACATATGTACCTGCTTCAACAACTTGGAATAGTAGTGGTTCAGATAATTTTATTCATAATTTTGGACAAGATTCTACATTTGGTGGAGCTGTAACTGCAGGAAGTAATGCAGATGGAAATGGATATGGTGATTTCAAGTATTCACCACCATCAGAATTTTTAGCTTTATGTACAGCTAATCTTCCAATTAGTGAAAATATAGACCCTGCAGAAACTGATGACAATTATCCTGCTAAAAACTTTAATGCAGTTCTTTATACTGGTAATGCTAGTACAAATGCAATAAGTGGATTAGGTTTTCAACCTGATTTATTTTGGTTTAATAGAAGAAGCAATTCAGGAACTTATGGTAATGGAATTGTTGATTCTAGTAGAGGAGCAGGTTTAGGATTATATCCTAATAGAGCAGATGCTGATACAACTTTTACAAGTGATTTTGATTCTTTTGATAGTGATGGATTTACATTAAATGCAGGTTCTTCAGCTAATATAAATAATAGTGGGCAAACTTTTGTTGCGTGGTGTTGGAAAGCTAATGGAGGAACAACTACAAGTTTTACAGCAAGTGGAGATAGATTAGCAGGAACATATCAGGCTAATACAAATAGTAAGTTTTCAATTATTACTTATACAGGTAATGCTACTGCAGATGCAGAAGTTTTACATGGACTTGGAACTACACCTAATTTTATTATTTATAAAGCTAGAAGTAATACTCATTGGTGGGGTATATATCTTAAATCTGGTGGAACAGTTCATACTGGCTATGATAGTTTATTATATTTAAATTCTAGTAATGCTGTAGCAAGTAGTCAAGCTGTAAATATAGCACCTGATTCAACTAAAATAGTTTTTTCAGGAAATGAACAAATTAATACTAATGCTGCTACTTATGTTATGTATGCTTGGGCAGATAATGAAATGCAAAAGTTTGGAAAATATGAAGGTAATGGAGATGCTAATGGAGCATTTGTATATACAGGATTTAGACCAAGAATGTTAATACTCAAAGATTTAGATGATAGTGAAAACTGGGTTCAGTTTGATTCAGCAAGAAATACTTTTAATCCTGTTGATAAAGGTGTATTTCCTAATTCTACTGCAGCAGAAACAACTGGCTCTGGTAGTGGTTTTGATGTAGATTTTCTATCCAATGGTTTTAAATTAAGATGTACTCACGATAATATGAATGGTTCATCAACTTATGTCTATGCTTGTTGGGGTGACGTGCCCTTTAAGTACAATAACACTTTTTAAAGGAGATAAAATAATATGTGGGCTTATATAAAGGATAATAAAATAGAACAAATCTATCAAAGACCAAAATCTATTATGTTAAATAATGTTCGTTATCCATCTAATATGTTTACTAAATATACAAATACAGAAAAAGAAGCTATAGGAATATATCCTGTCGAAGATAGTGGTACAAAAGGAGATGATAAATTTGAATATACTTCACAAGCTACATATACTTGGAGTGCTTCTAATAAAAAGGTAACAACATCTTATACTATAACAGCAAAGTCTTTAGTTGATGTAGAAAATAAAGATGATTCTGGTAATAATATATTAGATTATAAAGGTAATAAAACTTATACTTATGGTTTAAAAACACTAGCTAAAGAAAAAGCTAAACAACAAGCTAATAATTATATATCTAGATTTAACTGGTTAGTAGAACGATTAGCTTATGATAGTAGTAAAACTATACCAAGTGCTGTTACAACATATGTAGCAGCTATTAGAACTGATTGTGCTAACATTGAAACAGCAATAGATAATGCTAGTGATATGACAGCTTTTAAAAAATTATATATATGGGAATACAATAGTGATGGAAGTATAAAAACTATTGCACCTATAGAAAACTGGAGTGATGATTATGACGTTCAAACGTACATTAGATAGATATAAAAGAAAAATAAAAAAATTATATATAAAAATTAAAAAAAGATTATTTGGTAAACTTTGCAAGTGTGACGATTAATGAAATATATATTATTAAGTTTATTTTTATTTATTATATTTTGTCAAAATAGTTTTAGTCAAAGTAAATTTTTTCAAAAAAAAATGATGCACTTTTATACTTGTGCAGAAAGAAATGTTGCTCTTAATGATCTAACACAAAGATTACAATATAGTAGAAAAGCTCTTTCAATTACTACAACAAATGAAGCTTTAGAATTATATATGAATTCTAATAATACAGAATGGTTAATAATGATTACAGGAACTAATAATATAACATGTGGTCTTATAGGTGGAGAACAAGAATTTATATTTGAATAGGAGAATAATATGGCATCAACATATACAAGTAGAATAAGATTAAATAAACAAGGTGATGGAGATAATCCTAACTCATGGGGTACTGTATTAAATGATGGTGTAATAAGTTTGGTAGATGATGCTATTGCAGCATATACAACTATCTCAATAGGTTCAGCAGCAACTGTTACATTATCTGCAGTAAATGGGGGATCAGATACAGCTAGATCTGCATTTCTTGAAGTAAAAGGTTCTGTAGGTGGAACTAATACTACAATAACATTAGAAATTCCAGGTAATTCAAAAAGTTATGTAATTAATAATAAAGTATCTGCTAATACTACAGCTAGTGATATTGTTAAAATAAAAACTGCAAGTGGTCAGGGATATGATATTCCTTTTGGTGCAGTTGGCCTTGTTATTTGTGATGGTACAAGTGTATTTGCTACTAATACAAAAGGTCTTGGTTTTGGTACAGCAGCTTCTGCAGATATAGGAACAGCTGGAGAAAATGTACCTAAAGTATCTGTAGCAGATTTACGATATGTAAGAACTTCAACAACAACAGATACAACTATTAGAGGTAATATAACTTATGAAGCAGGTTCTTTAAAAATAGGAACATCAGCTAGAGCTTATAATCCTATAGTAACTGTAACAGATGCTGCATGTATAAGTGTAAACTTTGCATTAGGTAATAACTTTTTAGTTACACTTGCTGGCAATAGAACATTAAAAGCTCCTGCTAATTGTACTGCAGGTCAAACAGGAAACTTTTATGTAATACAAGATAGTACAGGTTCACGTACATTATCTTATAATTCAGCATGGCAGTTTGTATCTGCAGCAGCACCTACATTAAGTACAGGTGCAAGTGATGTAGATATATTAGTATATAGTGCAAGGAGTGCAACGACTATAGATTCAGTATTATTAAAAAACTTTGATAGGTGATAAATGTCTAATCCTGATGCAAAACTTTTAAAGTTTGATTTTAAACAAGGCTTTCATAGAGAGTCTACACAATATGCTGAAGAAGGTAAATGGTATGATGGTGATAGAGTACGTTTTAGAGCCGGTAAACCAGAAGTAATCAGAGGTTATGAAACAAAAGTTAGTGCTACCTTTGATGGTAATGCAAGAGATTTAGTAACTTGGAGAGATAATAGAAGATTAAAACGAGCTGCTTTTGGAACAGAAAAAAAATTATTTGAACATAATGGAGATTTAATATATGATATTACTCCAGTATCTGTATCAGTAACAGTTTCAAATGCATTTAGTGTAGCATTAAGTGCTAACGTAGTTACAGTTTCAGCAACAGCACATGGAAGAGCAACAGGTGATTTTGTATTTTTTACAAGTTCTCCAACAATAGGTGGAAATATATTGCTAGGTACTTCTACTTATGCAGTAAGTGTTATTAATGCTAATACATTTGCTATTGATGTAGCTACAACTGCAAGTGCTGCTCAATCTAGTGGTGGTCAAGCAACCTGTCATTTTTTAATAGCAACAGGAGCTGCCGAAGCTGTTGCAGGTTTAGGTTATGGTGCAGGTTCTTTTAATGCAGGAGTATGTGCTGCAGGAGAAAGAGGATGGAATCAACCAACATCAACAGGTGCTAGTGATTTTATTAGTGAAATAACACAATGGAGTTTAGATAACTGGGGTGAAGATGTTGTTGCTGTACGAAGAGGTGGAACTATTTATCAATATGATACTGATGCTTCTGCAACACCAGAACGAGCAACAAGAGTGTCTGGTGCTACAAACTCAACACCAACAACTGTAAACTCTATTATTGTATCACCAAATGATAGACATTTAATTTGTTTAGGTAGTAATCAATTTAATACTACAGCATCACCAACAGGAACTTTTGATCCTATGACTGTGCGTTGGTCTAATCAAGAAGACTTTACAAACTGGGTTCCAAGTGTAAGTTCAACATCTGGTGAAACTGTATTAACAGATGGAACAAAAATAGTTGGTGCTGTTAGAGGTAGAAATGCTATTAATATATGGACAGATAATTCATTATGGTTAATGGAATTTGTTGGGCCACCTTTTACTTTTAAGTTTAGACAAGTAGGTAGTAATTGTGGTATGATAGCAGCACATGCTGGTGTTGATTATAATGGTATTTCATATTGGATGGGTGATGAAAACTTTTATGCATTTGATGGTCAGGTAAGAACATTACCAGCTACAATACGTAGATATATTTTTGATGATTTAAATTATGATGTAAAAGATAAAGTATTTGCTGGTATTAATTCAGAGTTTAAAGAAATTATTTGGTTATATCCATCAAAAAAATCTAATGATTGTGATAGTTATATTTTATATTCACCTGAAGAAGATTATTGGACTTATGGTACTGGTATCTTTACAACCTTTGCAGATAGAACAGTATTTGGAAATACAATAACAACAGGAACTACTGCTGCTGGTAGTCAAATATATAATAATGAACCGGTATCTATTTATACAGCTAATGGACAACCACAATCTTCATTTATAGAGTCAGCAGATTTTGATTTAGATGAGGGTAATGAATTAATATTTATGGATAAATTAATACCTGATTTTGATATTAGTACAGGAAATATACAATTTAGTGTAAAAACAAAACGATATCCTGAAAGTAGTGAGGTAGTAGAAAAAGGTCCATTTACTATTAGTAATACAACAGAAAAAGTAAGTATGCGTGCTAGAGGAAGGCAAGCTAAAATCAGGGTATCTTGTAATTCAACAAATACAAAGTGGAGATGGGGTTCACTACGTATGGCTTTACAAAAAGATGGTGGGAGATAATGGCAAGATATCCTGAACTACCTCGTTTACAAAATTTAGAAACAGAAGAATTACGTAATTTATATACAGAGTTACAAAGATGGGGAGCTACATTACTAAATGAATTAGATACGAGAGATGTTCAAGTAGATAGTAGACCATCAACAAATATTTTAACAGCTGTTACAGTAACACAATTAACGAACCCACAGAAAGGTGATATTGCTTATTCTGTAAGTTCTGGAAAATATAAAGGATATGTTAGTTTAGGAAGTGAAACATCATGGCAAAATCTCAATTAGATAATTATTTTAATTTAATTAATAGTAGTAGTTTTATACAAAATGTTAATCAAGGTAAAACTGGATTAATGAAAGGTATATATAGTTCTAAACAAAAACTAGAACCTTTACGTGATGTAAGTAACAATTTTTATGCAGACCAAACAAAAGCACAATCAAACTATATGGATAAGAGGAAAATATGATGGCACAGGGATTACAAAATTTAATTAATTTTAGAGATGATTTACAACAAGAAATGCCTGAACCAACAGGTTTAGATAAATTATCATTATTACAAAATCTTACTATGAATAGTATGGCAGAGAATGCTGCTGATAATCAATTAATGGTAACCCCTCAACAATACTTTGCATCTGGAGGTCTTGTAGGTTTACCTGTAGTACAAGCAGGCTTTGGTGGTTTTTTAAAAAAAATAACAACCATACCTAGAAAAATTTTTAAAGCTGTTAAAAGAGTTGCTAAATCACCACTTGGTAAATTAGCTATAACTGCAGCACCTATGTTTATGGGATTACCACCGGTATTTGCTAACCCTGCTGCAAATGCTGCTTTTTGGAGTGGAGGAACAACATTATTAACTGGAGGTAAACCTGAAGATGCATTAAAATCTGCTGTATTATCTGGTGGATTAGCAGGTTTAACATCACCAACAGGTTTTAAAACCCCTGAAGGTGCTAAAAGTATATTTAGTAGTGCAAAAGTTAAACCAGTAGATATGACTTCAACTAGTGTTTTAGGTCAAGGTGGTAGTGCAGCAGAACAGGCAAGCAAGTTGCAATCAGCAATAGCTACATCAGCACAGGCATCAGGTGCAGGAAATATTACTGGAGGTTTAAATTTAGTTGATAGTTACCCAACAGATGTAACACCACGAATAACTACAGCAGAAGCTGACCAAATAGCTTTAAAGTCAGCACAACCAACAGGTATTATAGATACAATTAAAAATATAGGAAGTTCAGCAGGAAACATAATAAAAGAAGGTTATGAAAAGTTTAAATCTTTACCCACATATGCAAAGGTAGGAGCAGGTTTAGCAGGTGCAACATTATTAGGAGGATTAGGTGCTGGACAACAGATACCACAACAACAATTAGATATGGCAGGATTAACACCAGTTGAAACTGATTTTGATAAACAAGTATTTACATATAGAGATATGCAAGGCAATATATTAGACAGAGATCAAGCATTACAAATGATACAAACAGCTTCACAAACTGTTGGTGAAGGTGGAGAAAGAGTAGCATCAGGTGTTACATATGGTTTTGATAGAGTTGATGATAAAGTATTAAGTGCATCAGGTGGACTAATAGGTATGGCATATGGTGGACAAACGCCTATGAATAATTTAGATGTAAAGTATAAAGAGTTTTCAGGAATGGTAGGAGGCCAAGGAGATGGCATGGAAGATAATGTATATATGCCAATAGTAGATAAAGAAGCAGGACAACAAGTAGCAACATTAGCTGTAAGTCCAAAAGAATATGTAGTAGATGCTAATACAATGTCTTTGCTAGGTAATGGTAATCCAGATGCAGGTGCAAAGATAATGGATCAAACAGTTAAAGATGTACGTATGGCAGCTACAGGACAAACAGAACAACAAAAAGAAATAGATGGACTAGAAGCATTAAATAGAATGAGGAGGAGTATCTAATGAGTATATTATCATCATTATTAGGTCTTGGACAAGGACAACCAACACAGGTTATACCAACAGCAATCGCTGAACCTACAATAGCAAAAGAGATAGCACCTTTTCTTAAAGACATATTAGGTAAAGGACAAGCATTATATAAACAAAGAATGGATGAAGGCTTTGTACCATATGAAGGACAAACACTTGCTGATGTTACTGCTCAACAAAAAGCAGCTCAAGAAGGTATTGCAGGATTAGTTGGTACACAAAAGCCAATCTTTGATGAAGCTGGTGTGTTAGTTCGACAAGGAACAGAGAAAGCTACTGCTGAAGCATTACAACCTTATATGAATCCATATCAACAAGCAGTAACTGATATTGCTAAAAGAGATGCACAAGAAAGATTTGAACAAACTACACTTCCTGGTTTACGAAAACAAGCAATAGATGCTGGTGCTTTTGGTGGCTCTAGAGCTGCTATGAGAGAGTCACAGGCACAAGATGCACAAGCTAGATTACTAGCTGATATACAAGCTAAAGGTGATTTAGCTGCATTTCAAAATGCTCAACAACAATTTGCTGCACAAAAAGCTAGAGAAGCACAAACTGCTGAAGGTTTAACTGGTTTAGGTACAGCACAATATGGAGCACAATTAAAAGAATTAGGACAACTTGAAGCTGTTGGTAGAGAAGAACAACAAAGACAACAACAATTATTAGATGAGTCTTATAAAAGATTTTTACAAGAAAGAACTTTTCCAGAACAACAACTTGGACAGTATCAACAAATAGTAGCTGGTGTACCTGTTGGTCAAAGTAGTATAACTAAAACACCACAGCAATTTCAACCAAGTCCTATAGCACAAGCTATGGGTACTGCTACTGGTCTTGCTAATATTTATGGTGCTTTTTCTAATCCTACTACTTTTAATCCTATACCTCCAACAAAACAAGTTGCTAGTGGTGGACAAGTTATAGCTGCAGAAACTGGTGGTGGTTTATCTAGTTTACCTGTAGTACAAAAACAAAGAGGAAAAGTAATAGATAAAGATGAAAGAAAAGGTATATTTGATAAAGGTATGCCTTTACATATTTTAAAAAAATTAATTTTATCAGATGAAGAATATAAAGCATCAGAAGATTTAAAAGGAACAACTATAGATCAAGACATTGATGCTCTAGATGATGGTGCACCACCTACAGCTAATGCAACAACTAAAGATACAGAAGAAATTATATTACCTGAAGATCAAAGAATTAATGTACTAACAGGAGAAACTTCCCCTGCAAATGTTGAAGGAGAGAGTTATCAAGGTTCAACTCCTACTGAAACTGGAACTGGTACAGATCTTGATAAAAGTAGTTTACTGCAAAGATATTTAGCAGAATTTCTTACACCTTCAACTACAACATCATTACTAAAACCAGCATATGAAAGTAAAAGAGAGGCATTAAAAGTTGATAAAGAACAACGAGACAAATTATTTAATTTAGCTAAAGATCAAGCTGCGTTTAATCGAAGACAAGCAGCTCTTGCTGGTGTAACAGAAGGTTTATTATCACCAAAAGTAGGTAGAGGTGGAATATTTGCAGACATACAAGGTGGTTTATTAGGAGCTACAAAAGCATTAGAAGGTACTGTTGCTGAAAATAAAGAGTTATTTAATATGATGAAAGATATGGCAGCAGAAGATAGAAAAGCTGCTTTAGATATAGCACAAACTAATATAGAAGAATTATTAGCAACAAATCAAATATCACAACAAGAAGCAGCAGTTAGAATGTCTGGATTAAGCACTATGATAGAGTTAGAAAAATTAGGTGTTGATTTAAATGATGAATTATTAACAGATTATATAGCTATTAATGATGAATTAGCATATAAAAGTCCAGAAGAACTTGAAGGATTAAGAAGTTCAATAATAGCAAAATTTAAACGTAGTCCTGATTTACTAAAATTAATACTTAATCAAATAAATAAATATATTAGTGCTGGTGGAGGACCTTTACAAAATGTAACAATAGCACAAAAAAAAGGTATTAAGTTAGAAGATGACAACGTAGAAATAACAAAAAATTAAAATAGGAATATAAATGGATTATAATTCTTTACTTCGAGATGATGCTTTTTTAAATGATGCTTATAAATCATTAACTTCTTTAGGCTATCAAGTTAGCACTAGAAGAGGTGATATACTTAATAAGTTTTTACAAAATAGAAGATACTTTGAAACAAATCTTGCATCCACAATAACACAAGGTGGAAACATTAAAGATTTAGATGATGTAAATAAACAAAGATTTGCAAGAGCATTAAATAAAGTAGAACAATTACCTTCTATATTTTCTTCTGGAAGTGCACCTAAATGGAAAGCTTTAAAAGACTATGCTATTGCTGGTGTATCCGATCCCACTAATTTATTATCTATTATTGCTGGTGCTTTTACACTTGGCAGTGGTAGTGCTGTGGGCTTTGGTGCAAAGGAAGCAGCTAAACAAGGTACTAAAGCTGCATTAAAAGCTAAATGGAAATTACTAGGTACAAAACCTGTTTTAAAAGCTATGGCAGTAGAGGGAACTATTGCTGGTGCTGGTGGTGCTGAACAAGCTAGACGTTCTCAACAGACTGATATGGAATTAGGAAGAAGAGAAAAAGGAGATTATGATGCAGGTCAAATTGCATTACAAGCTTTATTAGAAGGTGTTGGTAGTCCGGCATTTGGTGCTGGAATTAATCTAGGTGGCACTGCTTCACGATTAGGTATTGAAAAACTTGGTGATGTTTCTGGAATTAATAATAGTCAATTTGCAAAAAATACACAACACTTTTTAGAAAAATGGTTTATGCCTGCTGCTGGTTTAGATGAAACCAGTTTACGTAATATTGAAATGAGTCAAGGTGAATTTAAAACTATTAAAGCACAGGCTGAAGATGTGTCAGAAGATATTGATTCAGCTTTTAATAGAGATTTTAAAAATTCAGAAGAAGAATTTTTTATAGAAGATAGAAGTAAATTTGCAGATCTAGATGCAGATGAACCTTATGCAGGAGGAAAAACAGTAAATAGTATTGATTTAATTAATTCTGCTATGGAAGGTGACCAAGCTGCTTTGGATATTGTTAAAACAAGAAGTCCAGATATGGCAACTGCATTAGAAAAATTTAGAGGATTAGAAAAACAAATCAGAGCTAAAATAAAAACAGATGACAGAGGTATGAGTGATGTACTTAAAAACATTTTTAAAAAACAAACAACTTATACAAGAAATGTTATGGCTAAATATACTCAAGCACAAAGAGAACCTTTACAAGAATTTTTAAAAAAAAATCCAGAAGTATTTCCAGAATTTAAAAAACTTTTATTAGATGAAGATTCGCTTGAGCAAGCACAAAGTCTTGGATTAAAAGATATAGATGGTAATTTAATTGGAGATGAAATATTAAGAGATAAAATAATTCAAACAGAATTAAAAAATCAATATGATCCTAAACTAGCTAATAAAAGTAGATTTGGTACATTAAAAAGTAGGAATGATGGATGGCCTGATGTATTAAAAAAGATATGGGGATTCAATGTTAATCCAGCAATTAGAGCTACACAAACTATAGCTGGTATTTTAGAACCTATTGCTGATTTACGAATGGCATCTGGTCTTGCTAGTAGTTTAGAGAGTAGAGGATTAGCATTTGTTGCTAATAGTGCAGAAGAAGCTGCTGCTAAATCTGGTGATCCTAATGCTAGGTTTGTTCCTTTAATATCTAACAAAGCTGAAATTAGTAAACAACAATATAAGGAAACTCCTTTTAGTGTTCGTGGTGATATTTACAGTGATGACTTAAGAAAAGTATATGTAGATGCACGAACAGCAGATAAGATTAAAGTTATGACAGATAGAACTGGCTTTCTTTCAAAGAATGAATTTTTAGGTCCGTTTGCTCAAGCTTTTGCTGCAGCTCAAGGTTACATGAAAAAAGGTAAAACAGTATATAGTGGTTTTGCTCATGCAAGAAATTTATTAGGTGCATTGCAAAGTGTTGCAGCATCTGGTAATTACAGAGGTATTGGACAATTAGCAAAAAATGTTCTTAAATTATCTAAAACTGAACGAGATTCTTTCTTTGAAAAAATGAATGACCTTGGTGTATCTGGAACTAATGTTGAATTAAATCAAATTATGACAAGGTTATCTGATCTTGGTGATATTAGTGAAGATAATTTAAAAGGTTTATCTGGATGGATGGCAAGAAATATAGTTCGAGGTACTTCACTTGGAATAAGTTCTCTTGAAAAAACAAAGTATGGTAGAAAAACAGCAAGAGCTTTAGAAAAATTATATACAAAAACTGATGACTTTGGTAAAGCAATGACTTTTCTTTCTGAAAGAGATAAAGCACAAAAAATGTTTGATGAAATGACACCAGAACAACAAGTTAAGTTTAGAGATCAATACTCTGAAGCTTTTGCAGATAGGCTACCTCAAGTAAAACCACCCTCTCCTTCACAAGCTATACGTATGATAGGAGGTACAGAGATTAATATTAAAAAAGAATTTATTGATGGTACAAAAATTAGAAACATCACACCAAAAAGAATTTCAAAATTAAAAAATAAATTTGAAGCTGATTATCAAAAGAGATTAAAAGAATATGATTCTAAATTATTAGATGAATTTGCTTCTGAAAAAACTTTAAATGTTATGCCTGTATATTCACGTATACCACGTATATTAGAAAAAATGAGAGGCATACCTGTTATTGGTTCTTTTACTGCTTTTCCTGCAGAGAACTTACGTAATAAATATAATGTTCTTAAACTTGGTGCTTTTGAAATAAGAGATGGTTTTGAAATTGGTAATAGTGCACTGATTAAAACTGGTGCTAATAGATTATTATCACAAGGAACTGTAGCATCAGCACCTATTGCAGCTGCTTATGTATATAATGAAGTTAATGATACTGATAAAGTAATGCCGTTTGTTAGAGAATCTTTTCCAGAGTGGGCAAGATATCATGCATTACAAATTAGAAAACTTAAAAACAAAGAAGGTGAAGATGAATATGGTGTAACAGATTTAAGTTATAATAATCCAGATCAATTTGTTTTAGATATTGTAAGTCCATTAATGGTTGCTGCTGCTAATGGAGAAGATGTTTCTGAAAATTTAGATAAATTATTTAAAGATGTAATTGTAGGTGTATCACAACCTTTTGTAGATAAGTCTCTTGCATTACAATTTGGTGAACAAATGTTAGGTTTTATTAGATCTGATAATCCACAAATTGCTTCTGAATATTTAGCTAAAGCTTATAAAATAGCTGAACCTGGAGTAATAAAAAATTTAAGAGAAATGGCTGGAGATGCAGGAGCTTATCAAACTATTGATAAATTATATCAAAAAGTTGGTGATGCAACACCAGGTTCTTTTATTCAATCTAGATTAGAACCTTTATATTATGGAGAAAAAAGAAGATACTTGAAAGATGCAACAAGCACAGCTGGATATTTAGCTGAATCAGGATTAGTTGGTAATAATATAATGTTTCCATATAATGTAGCAACTAGAGAAACACTTTTAAATCCAAAAAAACAATTAGGATTTGCTGTTAAAACATTAATGGGTAGTGCAAATTCTAATTTTAATATTAATTCTAGAGAAATTAAAAAAAGACTACAAGATACTCAAGCTAATTTTACATTAAAAGGAATGTTAGATTTATATAAAGAAGCATTAGAAGAACAATATGTTGCTCAACAAGGTATTCACAAATTAGTTAATACACTATCTGCTTTTACACCAAGACATGAAATAATTAAAATGTTACGTAGTAAAAAAATTAAACAAGCTGGAGGTTTATCAGATAGAGAAATATTAAATATTGTTGATGGTAGATTTGTTGCTCCACAATTTGATAAGTCTTTCTTAAAAAGTTTAAAAAGATCTCATCCTGAAATTAGAGATAGCATACCTTACATAGGCTCACAATTTATGAAACTATTTGGTTTATATAATAATGTACCTTTATTAGAAGAAGTACCAGACATAACAATAGAAAGAGAAAAGTAAATGTCTAACAATATTATTATATTTCCTATAAATAAAAAAGTAAAAGAAGAAATTGATATTGTAAATAAAGAAACAATAGATAAACAATATAAACAAATTATAAAACAACAAGAAGAAATACTAAAACAGAGAGAAGAAATATGGCAGATATGACAATGATATGGAACGCAATATTAACTATGGCGATAGGTGGATTTTTATGGTGGATACGTTCTACTTCTGCTGCTATTAGTAAAGTAAAAGAAGAAGCTGCAAAAGCTAGAGAAAAAATGGCACTTACTTATGCTACTAAAGAAGATGTTAAAGATGATATGACACAGCTTATGCAACGATTTGATAGACTAGAAAGTAAAATAGATGATATGATACGTAGGTCTGCAGAGAAATGACTACAGTATTTTTATTAGTAATCTATCTTGGAAAGATACAACAAGAAAGCAACATGATGTTTGCTGATATTAATAGATGTAAATATTTTGCAGCTAGGGTAATGAAACAACCGGCAAACCCTACAACAAAACAAAGATATACAGCAATATGTAGACCGGTAGAAGTAGATTTAAATAATCCAAAGGTTAGAGTTTATAGGTGAAAGGGTAAGAACATGGATAGAGATAAAGTTCAAAGGTATAAAGATTCTTTAAAATATTTTGAAGATTTAAAAAATTTACGAGAGAGAGAAGATTTAGATAGTTTATCAGATTTTTTTAGAAGTATGACAATTCGCCCTACATCAAAAGAATTAGAAAAACCTATTGCAATAGATGATAATATTGAAAGTCAATTAGAAAACACAGCAGGAGTAGGAAGAGAATTAACAGAAGAAGAACTATATCAAAACCTTTCACAACAACAACCAGAAGAAACAACTGTAGAAGATTTTGGTGGTGTTACAAAAGCTATAGAAGAAGCAAAACAAAGAACAACAGAAGAACCACAAGTTAATTTAGGTACAGAAATTGTTACACCAACTGAACAACAAATAATTGATGCTAATACACCACGTTTAGGTGATGAAATAGATTTAATAAAAAAACGTGAGAGTGTAGGTGATACTAATTATTTGCAAGAAGGTAAAACAGAAACAGAAAATGTTGAAGAAAAAGATACAGATGCTACAACAAATTTGTTAACAGATGATTATTATAATACACAATATAGTATTGAAAAATTTAAAAAGTATTATGATATTCACAATCCTTTATCTCTAAAAGGTCAAAAAACAAAACCTCGACAAGAAGAATGGAATAAAAAAACTTTAAAAAAATGGCAAACAACTAAAGTTACACCTATGGTAACAAATACTATTGATGCAATTTTTCCAGCATTTAAAAATGAATTAGAAAGACATGGTATTTATAGTAGAGATTTTGGAACAAAATTAGCTATAACTGAAAGTGCTGCCGGTACAAATTTAATAGGATATAAAAATGGTAAGCCAGTAGATTTTGGAATGTTTCAAATAAATGCTAAAAATCTTAATAAAATATTTAATACTGATGCATTTGAAAATTCTTTTAAAAAATATTGGGGACCAAACGCAGTAAAAGCTGTTGGAAATATATCGGCAGACCAGTTAAAAGAAATGTATAATAATGATCCACAAAAGTTTTTAGAAAAAATAACTAATGACCATAAATTAAATTTAGCTATCGCATTAGCAGGTGTTATTGTACCTAATTTAGATGCAAGAATGCCTAAAAAACAAGAAAAACAATCAGGAGGCATGATAGAATCAGACCCCTATAAAAAACAACCAAGATTTATATAATCCATTAAGAATTAAGAGGCAAACATGGACCCAGTTACAGCATTTGGTGTGGCTACGACTGCATACAAAACGATTGTAGCAGGATTCAAAGTAGGTAAACAAGTAGAGAACATGTCTAAAGATCTAGGCAGGTGGATGGGTGCAATTCAAACAGTTAAAGAAGGGCACAACAAAAAGAAAAGTAGAATGTTTGGTTCTGTAGAGGAAGAAGCACTAGAAACATTTGCTATGAAGAAGAAAGCTATAGCAATGGAGAATGAGTTACGTAACTTTGTAAACCTAAACTATGGCCCTAATGCTTGGAATGAAGTCATACGAATACAAGCAGAGATAAGAAAGCAAAAGAAAGAAGCAGAACTAGAAGCTAAAAGAAAACAAAAACAAATGATAGAGAATACTATTATAGGTGGTCTTGTATTATTGTTTATCTTCTTTGTTGTTTATGTTGCTTACCTTGTTATGACTGTTTAAAAACCCAGCTTTTTGTCCTACTTCAATAAAAAAATCTTTACCTAATATTTTAGCACAATCAATTAAATCTTCTTTTAATTTATCTGGATCGGTTACGTCTTCCTTTTCATCTTGTGTTCCTCTAACTCTTGATAATAATTCTAATGCTTTGATAGCACTATTAGTATGACCATTCGCTTTTGCAAAATCATATTGTTTTTCTATTTCAGTAATAACATCTACATCAGTAGTTAGGTTTTGTTCGAGTTCAGTAATCCTTTCGATAACTTCCTCGTTTTGTAATAACCTATGCCCTTGTCGTGCTGCATGTTCTTTTGAATACCCAGCAGCCCTCGCAGCTTCAGAAGCATTCCTGTGTAGAATATACGACTGACAAAATCTTTCTTGTTGATCATTAAGTGCCATCCTTTATATACCTATAATTTTTATATTACACTAAATAATTATGTATTATAGCCCAACATTTATTAAAATTTTCTAAATCTTTTTCTGGAATATTATCTTTATATTTTTCAAAAAATTTTAACAACTCTTTATTTATTTTATTTAAATCTTTATTCATTAGATACCTATAATGATTGCAATTATTATTAAATAACAAAATACTTCTATGTACATTGAATCTATATTTTTAACTTTAGAATATATTAGTTTTATTATTTTCTTAATAAACTATTTTCCTTTGTCTATTTTTCTATTACAATAACTTATATAATTATCTATAGTTACTCATCTCATATTTTTCATATACTTTTTCTACTTCATTTAATTGTATTGTTTCTTCTTCTTTAATTGGATTATTATCTTCTATTACTTCTGAAGCATTGTGTGAAATTATAGCTATTATTAATACAATAACTATAATCCCTAATATTATAAAACCTTGTTTCATTTTGTTTGTCCTTCCTTTGGAAATTTTATTTTACTAAACCATTCTTCATAACTCTTTGGTACCCATATATTATACTTAATACCAGAGCCATCATTGTCTTTACTTGTTGGACTGTTTTTAAACTTTAATCGCATTTGATTACACGAGTATTGATTATACATATCCCATAGAGGTTTGTCTATACTAACTTCAACTACAAATTTTTTCTTCACTTTGTAATTTTTTTGTACTTCTCAAATGTACGTAGACCACCAAGCCCTAGCATACCCATTAACACAGTCATTAAACTACCCATGTCAAACTCTGGCAATGGTGGTATTGTTGCACCAAATATTGCTGCAAAAAAAATAATAAACGGAGCTAAAACAAAGTGCCACACCATTGCAACTCCACATCCCCAACCTATGAAGGGTCGCCAGCCGGCAACAAATATATTTCTAGATTGTGCTTCTGCTTTATTTATTTCTAATTGTCCTTTCGCTAATTCTTGTGCATGTTTCTCTGCCATTGTAGCGACTTCGTGAGCAAGTTTATTCTTTGCATCTTTATCTTCTACAAACTTACCTATTAACTTTGTGGCAGGTCCTATTAAACCTAATAACGCCATATCATTTCCTTTCTATTGTTTTATATACTGTAAGTGATTGAGGGTTTTCTGCATCCTCATCTTTAATAATATCTAAACTATAATGAATATTTAAATGTGAATATTTATTATGTAACTTTAATAATTTTTCTTTCCAGTAACTCGGTTGCTTTACATTAACATGTAAGTTTCTACCATCTTCAAATTTTTTTAAAGCTTTATAACAAGCTATGGTTACAAATACAAATTTTCTAGCATAAGAAAATATTTCATCAAGAATCCAGTCAACATCTTTTTCATCTATATGTTCTATAACATCTGTACAAATAACAGCATCATATTTTCCCTTTGGTAGTTTACTGTATTTTTCATATGCTGGATCATATAATGAGAAGTAATCTAACTGCCAAAGTTTTGACAAAGGTTTAGGTAAAACCTGTCCGTTCTCATCTATTGGCATCTCTTTATATTTCATGTCATCATATAACAATGCTTTGCCACAACCATAATCTAATAAACTTTTTACACCTTCAAGTAACATAAGCTTTGTTAATCTTTCTATATGAACAGCTAATGAAATACCATTAAAAAAAGCATTTCCTGGTCTATCTTTTAAACCTTTTGTATGTAGTATTTGATATTGTGTTACAAGTTCTTTGTAATCTTGTGATGGATTTTCTCTATTGTACATTTAATAATTTCCTATAACTCGGTAAGGTTTGTCTCTTAACTGCCTGTTCCCAGATAGCAGAAACTAAACTATTCTTACCATAAAAATGAAAGTTAATACCCATAGAACTATCAGCAAAAGTTTTTTCACAATCTTGTGCCATTGCTAATAACTCTCCTGTTGTCCAAAAAGATTGTTCTTCAAGAGATACTTGAAAATACTTTGGTCTTTTAGGTTCATCATCAGCACCAGTAGTTTCTTTTTTCATAGCTTCTGTTGGTTCAGATGCTAAAGAACATTCAAAACCAAATAGATGAATAGATCTAAAACCTATAGTATGTAACATTCCTATTGCTCTCATAGCTGCACAAGTGCCACCAGTAATTAATGTAGCACCAGCAGGTAAACCAATATCATCTCTAATTTTAACTTGATTATTTCTGATAACTGTTTTACGTTCTTCATCATCTCGTAATGATTCTGAAAAGGCATGCCATCCCCATATGTCAGCTTTCTTTTCTATAAGATAATTTGTAACAGAAGGATCAGTCATAGACGCAACTAAAAATTTTGTTTCTGGAACTATATCTTTTAATAAATCTTTTCTTTTTATTCCATGTGTACTTTCACCATCAATAGAACGAGGATCTAAAAGAATACAAGAGTTTGGTTTAATACCATTCTTTATTAAATTAGGATAAGCATGTTTAACACATATAGTAAAAGCATTAGGATATTTTTTCATAGTTTCTTTTAATTCAGTATAATCCATGTTAGGCCCACCAGAAATAACTATGGCATGCTCATCATGTATCCTACATTTATCTATAAATTTATTCTTGTCTATTAATTTTAAATTATCTTTAATATTATTTCTAATATAATCTTTTGGAACACAATCTCTTGGGTTCACTACAATAGGAACTCTTTTTAAATCAGCTGGAATATCATCTAATTTTTTATCATTAAGAAGAATCATTAAATGAGTAAAGCCACCATTTAAAACTTTATCACCGGAAGGTAAAATATTTTTTCTAATTTCTTTATTACCTTTTAAACTATCCCATACTTTATTAACACCTTGATATGCTTCATTAGGTTCTAGCTTATCATCATCTTGTCTGAAGTAATGGTCAAGCATAATGATAGGAGTTTTCTTTACACATTCATAATCATGAGCAACAGTTTTAATACTATTACCACCACCTATAAATGCCATATCAAACCACTCACCCTGATCTTTTAAGGTTTCTCTTGTATTACCTTTGTGTAATTCAAATATAAAATTTTTATTTTTATTTTCTTTTACATGTTCTGCAAATTCTTTTAATCTATTTTGAACAGCTGATAATTTATTGTGTGCTTTACCATTAAACTCTTCAAGGTCAGTTTGAACTGTTGCATCTTCAAATAAATCATAACCATAATAAGTAAAGGTATTAGAATATTCAAATGCAGTTAATGCCATTTCAATAGCTCTTCCACCATTCCATGTACCAGTTTCAATTACAGATGTTGGTTTATATTTTTTCATTATCTGTACAATTTGTTGATATCTATTTGGTTTAATGTCTGGCGATACATTATCTGATAAAGGAAATACTCTGTCTCCTTTTTCATTTCTAATTGCAACTTTTGAAAAATCTGGATTACCTCTAAAGTGATAGAAGTAATCATAAATAGCTGGTACCTTTTCAATTTTCATACCATGTGCTTGATATATATTTAATAGTCTTTCTAAAACATAATAGTCATGCCACTCTCTATACTTTGTAACTTCTCCTAATATAAAAGCACCACGTAAATCAGCAAGAATATCTATGGCTGGTTGTTTATCTAAATTAAATGCCATAAAGAAAGGTTCTTCTGGATTATAAATAATATCTACTTTATCATTTAACATAGATAAAATATTTTCTTTAGTTAATCTCTTTTGCAAATAAGAATCTATATCAATCCATATCAGCCAACCTGCCTGTTTATTTTTTTCAATTAAAGAGAAAGCTTCTTCAGTTAAAGCAAAAACTTTATGACTCCATCTTAATGCATCTAACTTATCGTTGTATGCTATCTGTCCATTCTCTGTCCCATCATGATCTTTATATCTTTCTAAAAAATCTTGGTGTTCTTTTACTTTATGTAAATCTTTATAAGTAAATTCTGGTAAAGAATAAGCATCTAATTTACAATCATGATGATAACAAGTTAAATTAATACTGCTTTCTAAATTTTCTTTAATTGATTTTAATAAATGTATTCCTGTAGTTTTTAATAATGTTTCATTAAATGAAGTAACAAAATTAATCTTTGTCATTAAAGTCTCCAAAGTTTTTTTCTAATCTTTCTAAAGCTTCCTCTGCTTCAGATAATTGTTTTAATAATACAACAGAATCATCTACTATTTTTGGATGCTCTCCTATTGCTACTGGATTTTGAAAAGCTAAATCAAGTTGATACAATGCTTTAGTTCTTTCACCTTCATAGTAAGCCTGCATGGCTTTATATAAAGTATAATTTAATTTTCTCATGTTATTAAATAATCTTCCTCTCTTGAAATAATACCTTTCATTTGTAACCATCTAGCATCTTCGCACCACTTGACAGCATACTTCCCTTCTTCTTCTCCTCTCGGTTTCCAATTAGAAAACCAAGGGCCACCTGTTGTAAAATGAACAATTTTTGGTTTCATATCTACTGGTGAATGACCATCAAGCCAGTTCCACTCTTCCGGTATTTGTCCTATATCAGACTCTTCATCAGGCAACCATTTGAATGTGTGCAACCACCTACCTCTTTCTGTGTTTATAGCATTAATACTTAACTTATCTAAATAGTGATGTTCATTATTAAACATCATAAGACTAGACCAATTCTTCATACGATAAGGTTCTTGTGCTTGGCCATCCATTTTAATACCTTTTTCTACTTCATACTTATGGTGTACTGTCCAAACAGGATAATAATTATCCCTACACATATCAAATAATTCATTTATATTTGCAAAACAATACATATCACAATCTAAATATAAAGACATACCAGTATATAAATTTAAATGTGGTACAAGAAATCTAGTAAAACTAAAATCAGTAGAGAAAGGTTTGCCATCTATCTCATCATACTGTTGATTACCTATTTTATTAGACCTTCTTCTAAACATACCATTTTTAATTAACGCATCTTTTTTAAGAGGCACTATTCTTACAGGATGCTTTGCTCTTATCTCTATAGAAAATTTTAATACCTCATAAGCTACATGTTCTCTAGGATCATAACCAATATAAACTGTGTCCATATCTTTTCTAATTTGTTTCATACTAAAATTTCCATTCGTAATCAATAAAAAATGTTCCTGCTTCAAACCCCTGCCCAAGTCTTTTTCTTTCATATGCTATTTTTAATTTGTCATCATTAGCTAAATTTTTAGTAGCATAACTTCTAAATTTAGAACCATCATGTTCATTATCTAGATCATGATAATATCTATACCCCACAGAATCAAACCAAGCATCTGCTTTAACTGTGGTAGTTAATAATGTAAATCCAAATAATGTTGTGAATAATAATATATATTTCATTTTTTTCCTTGTCCTTTATATTTTTTAAAATTTCTACGTTTGTGTTTATTCTTTGGTCGACTTCTACTAGACTTACCTATAGAAGTTATCTTCTTAAAAAAGTTTTTTAATTTCTTTCCTGCACCTACTACTGCTTTTCTCATAAAAAAAATAGGCAGAGACTCTAATGAATCCCTGCCATGCTCCTTATTTTATTTGTATCTTTCTTGGTTTCTTTTCTTCTGGTATAATTTGTTTTAATTTTATTTCTAAAATCCCATGAAGAAAAGTACAACCTTCTACATGTAACGTATCAGCAAGAACAAACTGTCTTTCAAATACTCTTTTGCCAATACCTCTATGCAAATATTCTAAATCATCTTCTTTATCAGAAGACTCCCCTTTTATTGTTAATTTATTTTCTTTTACTTGTACATCAAGTTCTTTTTCTTTAAACCCAGCTAATGCAAATTGTAAAAGATATGTATCTTCTTTATCTTTAATTAAATTATATGGTGGATATCCAATATCACCCACGTTATTATTTAACATTGAATTAAACAAGTTATCAAAACCAATAGCTTGTCTAGTTATATTATCTAAATTAAATGTAACCATTTTTTTCTCCTTTTGTGTGCGTGGTCTTGTACCCACGAGCATAATCTTTTTGCACACATTTATAAGCAAGTTAAAAATAAAGTCCATATAGGCACTTTATAATTACATTATACCATATATTGTTACACAATGCAAGAAAAAAATTATATATCTACTAACTCACAAGATCCTGCTTTACATGCTAACTCTTGTGAACCCCTTGTATTATCTTCTGATTCATACTCTTTTAATTTATTCCAATCAATATTTGTAGGCATTTTAGATTGTAAATTTTTATATTGCATCTCATCTATATCTTGATAAGGTGCTTGCTGATATGTATGGTCAGAGAAAGGTAAGAAGGATATACCAGATAGTGTATCAAAATTATCCCAGCACCAGTTACCTACATTAATCCATTCATGTTCTTTAACAGATATAGTTACTGATGGTTTATGTTCACACCAATGCTGTGCATAACACTTCCATATCTCTAACTGTTCAATAGCAGTCATAGTATATCTAAAAATAG